ATTCATCAGTTTCTTCATAATGTTTAAACTTTGTATAACCATGTCTAAACTTTTGCGATTTAATCTTTCTTGGCTTATCTGCACCTTTAAATCGGATTTGTTGTCCTGTAGGAATATAGGTCAACGTCATAGGACTAACTGACTCTTTCCAATACTCTTCAACTCCCAAAGCATCGATTGCCCAAAGATACTGATCATAAACTGAATCACGTAAAGTATTTGCAACCTTTCTGAGTACGACCGCATTAGCTTCAGAATCTCGCATGATTCCAAGCACAACTTCAATCGAAACAAAACTAGATTTAGTTGATCCACGTCCGCCTTTTAACCAATAGTTTGAATGTCTACGATGTTTGATATCTACATGGAGTTGTCTAAATGATGGTGCAACCTTATTCTTGAGTTTTACTTGTCGTGCCATCTTCATCATCTCCTTCAATATCATCTATTATTTGAACAGAATTATTGTTAACTGATTCTTTTTCTAATTTAATTGTTTCGGCATTATATTTAACGATTCTAGTTCGTTGTTTGGTCATTTCTGCACGTGCTTGTAATAGTTCTTGATCATAAGGGATGTTCATTATCTTGGCTTTCTCTTTAATTGCCTTAAGTAATGAATTACCAACAGCATTCAAAGCGTCTTCTAGCTTCAACAGATCATCAAATTTTCTATATGATTGCGTCATTGAACCGGTTGGAGTAACTTCATTAACCTTGGTAACTATTCGATTTCCATTGTCATCTTTAAATGAATGACGTTTCTGTTTGATTTTGTTATATGTTTGAACCTCAATATCATCCATCCCTTGAGCAACGTCGCTAATACGTTTAGAAATTCGATACTGACGAACTTTTAACCGACGTATTTCGGTATTAATAGTTATTAAAGGATCATCAGTCACACCTTCAAATATTGCCCTCTCATCATCAGACAATTGATCAAGCATGATAGTTTCATATTGACCGGTAGTCAGAGCATTCTTATTCCCAGGCGGTGCTGAACCGCCAGAATTACCTGCAGCATTCTTATTTTTTCTAAGTGAATCAAAGGGAGCGCTCCTTTTGGATATCGAAGTGCTCCCTTTCAACTTGTCAGCCCATTTATCCTGGGACTTCCACTTACGAATAGTAGATGCTGATACTTCTAACTGTTTGGCAATGTCAACAAGTGGCTTGTCCCCCTTGGACTTCAACCAAATCTTCATTGCCTTATCACGATCAGGATTTCTAGGTCTAGCCACTCATCTTCACCACCTCCCTTTCAAAATTCCATCCGTGTTTGTTTCAAATTTTTAACAAAATAAAAAGATTACATTTTTAATGTAATCTTCATTCAAATACTATTCTTTAATCTTCTAGGCTCTTATAAACAGAATCGAGATAATAACGGTTAAAAGTTTCCCCTTTTTCACGATACTTTTTATCACTCTCTGCCCAAGTATTAATTGCTAGTTTTACTACTTTTCTTTCGAAAGGAACAAATATTGCTAACTTATCTCGTAAGACAGGAGGACACAATTCATCTGAAGTCTTAGATTTATTTATATTTACAGCAACTATTGGCAATTTTAATCTCAAAGCTGTTTCAATCTCCCATTTTACAAACTTAGTTAAATACTTTGTGTGTTCACCTATAATCAAAATAAACATTTTTGAATTAGCAAATCTATCCCTTAAAGAAGCCTTAATAGACTCCTCTTTACTAGAGTCACTAGCCGTATGTAAATCATGTGCATTTGAGAAGTTAAAATCATCATTCTGGGCTTTCCAAGCCAACATCATATCATAATATCTGATATCGTTATCCCCATCAAAAGCAATATAAATCTTATTTCTGTAAGCCATTGAACATACCTCTTATTTTATAATAATTAATACCTTTATTAGTATCATCATTCATAAGTATAATCAATTGTGCAGGTTTTTTAAATTTAATTCGTCTTAAATAAAATGTCCATAATATTATTTCTAAAATTTGATTAGATGTATAAATATTATTGTCCAATCTTGTTATTCCACTGCCTAAAAGAGTTATCACTACTGTTTTACCAGCATAGATTGTATTAACCTCATCCCAAAAATTGATAAGAAACCTTATATACTCTTGTATTGTTAAATTTGCTCTATTTTCATCATCAAAATGTGTCATAGCCGTGAACATAGTATTGTCACTATACTTAAATATGGTCCCCAGTTTATATTTTTTCTTCTTGCCTGCACTTCTACCTTCGTTTGATTCAATTTCATTCTTTTTTAAATGTGTATCAGATAAAATTCTATTATCAAGTTCATCAATATCGGAAACCTCCTTATTAATAACCTGACCGTTTAATGATGATTTAGAAATAATGTCATTATCAACTTTTGTATCAAAATATTCATTAAAAGCAAATATTCTAATAGTATCATCGTTTATATATTCACTGGAAAAAATATCACCACTCTTTATTTCTATTGTAGATTCATCATATTTCAACACCAATTTGTTTATTTTGTTGACCCTAATAAGCTCAAAGATATAAAACAATACGCAAAGAATAAAGAATAAAATAAAAATATGATATCTGATTTTCGAACTAAAATCGAAGAAACTAATAGCTGTTCCTACAAGTCCAAATAAAGTCCCCACAGTGGCTCCGGTTTTCAGTAAAAGACTATGATCAAACATACTTACCTTAAACATAATAATCCACTCCCTTTGTGGAATATTATACATAAATCATATTAATTATCGTGCATTAAAAAATAATAAACACCAAATCATTGTCGCCATAGACCATAAGGCACTATCCCATTTTCTTAGAAAAACAGATAATAATAAAAAAAGTATACTAACAAATAGGCCCAATCTATTGATTACTTTATAACTCATATCAAAATCCCTCCAAAAAAAAAACCACCCATTTGAGTGATCTTTTATCTTACTTTTCCATTTCTAAAAATATATCTTTTGCCCATGGCTCAATATGAAAAGATACCATTGCTTCTTCCGGACTATGCACATATAAGCTCTGATTATTAATAGATGGTGAAATTACTATTGCTGTTTTTAGCTCCTGTACATTTGCATCCATTACATGGAGTTTTGCGATATGACCAGGACTGTAATAAATCCTCCGTAATATTTCTAATTTTTCTTCATCCAAGTTTTTAACATAATTCTGCATTCCCTTTACTTTTTTAGCATCTTTATAATTTTGACGTTTTTCGTAAAAAAAGGAAGTAATCATCATAAAAAAACTAAAAACAGTGACGATAAATATTATTGCACCGTATTTTGAGAAAAAAATTGTTGTCCCAAAATTACTATTTAAATAGTTTTTTGATGCTAACGTTACTGTCCCAACTCCAAATACCACAAAGAAGATTCTCGTAGGTAAATTTATATATTCTAAAAACAAGTTTGCCTTATCTTTCAAAAGACATCCCCCATATCCAATAGATTAGATATAGATTCTAACAGTTATTACCAATATTTTGTATATTTTTCATCAAATAAATTAAAAAGACCACATAATCAAATGTGATCTTCAAGATTAATGTTAGTCTCTCACAACCTTCATTAAATGTGGGTTCCTGGAATCGAACCAAGATAGTCATATCGAATGATATTAAATAATAATAATTTTAAAAAGTAAGTGATTTTTATTTTACCGTAACGATTATATGTAGTCATACTATTTTATGAAAGGATGATTTATTATTTAATGGCACCAGCACCCACAAAATGAAGAGCTTTATCATAACTCTTCAATATAGTTGAGAACTAAATTTTAACGTCTTATTTGACGGAGTAATATCATGTACTTGATTTTACTGACTGTCCTTGTCAATTGCTCCTTTTAAGCGGTAGAGTAACCGCATATCTCTTAGTCTTTCGATAATACTAATATAGCAGGTTAAAACTTACTTTTTACCTCAAAATACGGACAACTTTGGGACAAAAAAGGGACAAAATCACCTCACAGAATTAATTAATGCAGATGTTAGATTTATTGAATGATAATAGTTTCCCACCTCTATATGCCTCTGCAAATTGAAGTAATCCATCGCTTAGCCTACGATCAACAGTCTTTTCAGCATTTAAGCTTCCAAATACTAATCCAGATATATCCAATTTTGTATGATGTTCCTTAGACATATACGTGAAATAGATAACCTCTAAACATTCCTTACTCATATTTGAAACTGCTTGCTCGATCGCATCGACTTCAATTGCTGCAGATAAAACATTTGTATTCTTTATTTCCTTTGAATTGCCAAACGATGAAACCCTGGGCATTCCGGTAATTGCTGGTGATTTAATATCCGTCAGTGACCGACCTGCGATTCTGGCCAAACGTCGATACGGATTTAAAACTTTTCTAGCGTTATTCTTAGTTTGCTTACTATCAATTTCTGGCAATAAATACAAATCGGCCACTCCCCGTGATATAATTGATTTGTCGGAACCAATTAATTAGCTGCTCACTTTGTGGGTGGCTTTTTTGTTATCTATTTACCTGCCTTGATATACTTTTTAATCATTGCTATCACTTCCAAATCCATTTCTAAGAAGGAAATTTTTATGCTTATAAAGTGAATTCATTGACATGTCAAGTGAGTTGTCAGCAGCTGTTACTTCTCTCTTATCTATAGATTTCATTTCTCTACCTCATAAATAATCGTTGTGACAATCGATGGTCTAACCGTGTTATCTACATGTTTCACATAATCTATGCTGAATAAATATGTGAATCCTTGAACAACGTTTGTTTTGATTCTCTTAACATTGTGAGTTCTTATGAATTCATTTATTATTTCATCATTATCATCACCGATAGCAGTTCTAACGAATGTCTTAATTTGTATCATTTCTCTACCTCGTAACCGTATCTAATTGCATCAATACATTTTAGAAATCTACCAATATTTGCTTGAATGTCTTTAAGACTTGCCATTACTTAACACCTCGTTCCTATGTTTATTCCTTTTGGCATTCGATCGCTGCCATTCATCGTCTTCTCTATATAATTTTTTACCGATCCTGTTATTTTGACGTATTATGTCTTCTATATAAAAAAGCTCTTTATGCATAGCAGCTGCTATTTCTTTATTCTTATATCTATTTTCTCGCATTTGATAAACCGCTAAATTATCATCATTCATGATTGAACCTCCTTAGAACGGCGTGATTATTTTCCAAATGATGTCATTTTTTTCACCAGCAGTTAGATGTCGTTTTGCTTCTTTAAATTCAGGTTTCCACTCATATATTTTGGCTTGGTTGGTATTGATATATGAAATAGTTGCTTCAATATCCTTGTTGTGTTCTTCAAAAATTGATTCAATGAAATTTGAATATATTTTTTTATAATTCATAATTAGCCTCTATATCCGTCTCGTTCTTAAAATGGTAATGAATCATCTGATATGTCGATTGGTTTACTATTGCCAGCAAACGGATCGCTCATATTATTGTTTGAATTGTTGGATTTATTATTGTTGTTACTTTGATTATTATTGTTTCCATATGGAGACTGGTTTGCTTGATTTTGATTAGCGTTGTTAGAAGAACCATTGCCAGAATTTCTCTTTTCAGATTCTGAACGAGATTCAAGCAATGAGAAATTATCAACATTAACGTCTGTTCTATAAACTCTTTGGCCTTGCTGATTTTCATAAGAACTTGTTTGAATACGTCCTTCAATTCCAACTAATGAACCCTTATTAGTGAAATTAGCAAAATTCTCGGCAGGTTTTCTCCAAATAATGCAACTGATAAAATCGGCTTCACGCTCGCCTTGTGCATTCTTAAATGTACGATTAACAGCAACTGTAAAGTTTGCAACCGCTGCACCACCTTGTGTGTATCTAAGTTCTGGATCACGTGTTAGGTGACCTACTAGGACTACTCTATTTATCATTTGTATTATCACCTCTAAATTCATCTAAACTAATATTAAGTGCATCAGCAATCTTAATCATCAATCCAATAGTTGGATTCTTTATTTGACCGTTAATAATAGAAACTATATTTGTCCGTGGCACATTGGCAATTCTTGATAACTCACTTTGATTAATATTTTTAGATTTGAGTATTTTTTTTAAGTTATTTTTGTACATTTTACACTCCATCTTGTATAAGAACTTTTGTTCTGCACAATATATTGACATGCTGTAATTTTTTTACTAGAATATCTGTATTGAATATACGTTTTGCTTATCCTCCCCAGGATTACTTCTTAATCGTGTTATTCAAAATAAACTTTGTAAGGAGCCAAAATAATGGCAAGAATTAAAGTAACATTGCAAACTAAATCTGGAAGAAACACAGCATTTCATGATAATCACACTGGAAAAAAACATGACTAGAACTCAATTTGTTCATGAGATTAAATCTGGAAACTATAACAACTATACTGTTAAAAATATAGGTAACAAGCCAACTCCAGTTTCTAAACCCGACTCATCCAAAAATAATAATTTGGGCTAATTGTCTAATCCAACATCAATCTCATATTTATAACCATTTTTCAATATTATCTGATTGTCTGAAATTACGGCAATTGGCTCTGAATCATTATTTACAATCACTATATTCTGCCAATTCTTAATTGAATTGGCCTTTTTTTTATCATTATTCTTCATTGTTGACCTCCAATAGTCACAGTAGTAATATCTGGCTTTTCAATCATAGGAACAATATCGTGAGCTTTTAATAGGTTGTATAGTCCTACACGACCTTTTTGTGTCCATTTGGTTAAGGTACGTGGCTTGCCATCAATCATTCGCGTTGATGAGCTAACCCAGCCGTTATCTTGATATTCAGAATATAAATACCAGATGCCACCCAATTTGTATTGAATCTTGAGTTTTTTAAGTAGGTCGTTAAATGCTTTGGCGCTCATTCCATAATCCTTTGCAATTGTCGTAGTAATCATCAATGATTTGCTAGCCATGATTTGATCAAAATAATTAACTTTGGGTTTCATAGCTTCAATTTGTTCTTGCTGATCCGCAGCTAGACGTAAAGTTTCTGCCATTGTTGATGGAATTTTGAAACCGCCAGTTTTAATGTGACTTTCCATTTTGTTGAAGGCTTCAATGTATTTAAGCTTAAATTTCATTGCTTTTTTGCCGGTGAATCCCATGGCCAATAGCGTAAATCCATCACGATTCATATAAATAATTCGATATTGCTGTTTATTTTGAGGATGAGTATATGTATCTTCGTAAAATAGGTCTGCCCAATTTTGCGCAACCCCCTCTTTTAAATCATCAACTGCTCTCAATACATCTCGATGGTTCTTATTAAATGTTTCCGCCACTTGTAAACTGCTAGTTACTGCTTGCTGATCTTTCATAATTACTAAATTATCCATTTATTTATCCTCCACGAATTTAAATGCCTTCACTAAGAAGTAAATTATTGCTCTCATTTCGTCCACTCTCTAACTTCTATTTCCGTTCTAGGATTCTTGTCATAATCCTTTTCTGTTTCATGCTTTACTATTTGTCCATCATCAAACCAAGCTTTTTTGAGACCGTCATATATAGCTTTTTCATAATTATCTAAGTCTGGCTTAATCGCTGGCTTGACCTCGTGATTAGCACGTCTTGCATGTTCTTTCTTGGATAATCCCTTTTGAATTGGTCTATAAAAATGAATATGTGCAACGAGTGGAACCCCACGTTCAAATAGTTGCTCATTATGGTATTTCTCTGCGTACAGAGCCTCAATATACTTCTTGTAGCTCTTATATGGTTCAGCTATGTAAGTACCCCATCTAGCCACTCTTGGACGTGAAGCCGGTACTGGAATCTCGTTGATTACTAAATGCAATCTCATTTAGATTTCTCAATCTGTAAAACGTAAGGGTTAGCTTTAATAAGCTTTTGGTCTAGTCTATCCTGAACACGATTCAAAGCTTTTGCTGCAATAATTAAGTCTTGATTTGTAAGTATATTTCCTTCATAAAGAGAACATTCTTCATCGAGATTAGTTAGCTGAGTTATTGTTTTAAAAATCTCTGAATAACATCTGCTCATAGTGTCACTGGCAATTACTAGTGTGTTATTAAAATTCTCAAGACTATCTTGTTTGTAATTGTTACGTGATAGCAGAAAAGTTTTTTGTTCAGGTAACAACCTGATTGGCTCTTTAACTTGTTGCATCTTGTTTACCTCGTATTTTTGCTAGTCTTTCTTTCAACTCATTTGAATTATTTGACATTTTTTTAGCCTTAACTTTGTCCCAATCGGTCGCAGTCTCAACACGTCCGGACTTTTTGCGATAGCCTGTAGTTTTACCCTTAGCCTCGTTATTAGCTTGTGCAGCCATCGTGTCATACTGTTTACGTAATTTAGCGGTAGAAAGCACATTGCCAGACCAAAAGTCATTGTTTTGAGACCAATCAATCATTTTTTGAATCTTATCATACGAACGATTATCCTGCTCGTGCATTAATCGAATATCATTAGCCCATTTCTGTAGATCAGGCTTCTTGTGGTCTGGGTTTTGTTCCTCAATCTTTGATAATAGCGATTGAGCTAGTTTAAAATTAATGTCATCAACCTCATAAACACGCTTGTCGTGTTTTGAGTTGTGACTATCTTTATTAGTTTTGTTTATGTTTCTGTCTTGTTTAATTAATGTGCTACTGTTATGTGTACTGTTATGTGTACTGTTATGTGTACT